AGTATCGGGCGGTCATCGACTGGGCGGATGACAAACGCCTCTGGGATCAGTGGAAGACTATCTACGTCAACATCGACGACATAGACCACAAGGATAACGCTCGAGCATTCTACACAAAAAACAAGGATGCCATGCTAGAGGGGTCTAAGGTACTCTGGGGGGAGATGCACGACTACTACTTCTACCAGACCAAGATCATCGACGAGGGCAGGGAATCATTCGACAGCGAGTACCAGAACGATCCAATCAGCCTCGACGACGCTTTGTTCAAAGTCTTCAACTTCTACAGCGTAGAGGAACGCCCCACCGGACTCGACGACTCATACGAGTACTGGCTTGTCCCGCCAAGGCAGACAGACGAGATAAGAACCACGCTAGGTTTCGACCCGGTACGGCTCATGGACTGCACGCTCTACGGATCCTGCGACCCGAGCTTGGGGAAAACCCAGAAGTCAGACTTCAGCGCGATCATCATAGGCGCGCTCACACCCAAAAACAGGTTGTTTGTTTTAGACGCGGACATCCAGCGGCGTCCCCCCAACATCATAATGGACGACATCTTCAAACTAGTCCTCAAGTACAAGAATCTGGGGATGGACTTCGAGCAGTTCGCCGTGGAGTCCGTAGCCTTCCAAGAGTTCTTCAAGGATCAGGTGGCGGAGAAGAGCATGGAGCGGGGATTGTTTCTACCGGTCACTGAAACGAAGACGGCGACCCGGAACAAGGAAGCCCGTATCCAGACGCTACAGCCGGACATTACTAACGGCTACATCATGCTTAACAAGAACCACGATAAGCTAATAAACCAGCTACGCTACTTCCCTAAGGCGGCGCACGACGACGGTCCGGACGCGCTCGAGATGCTGCGCGACATAAGCCGGGGGGGGAAGGGTTTCGTGATGGAGCCGCTAGACCTAGAATGGTTATAAAGTATCGCAATAAAAAACCTGTGCGTATTTAAATAACAAAAAACAAAGAAGATATTGCTTTAGTCACAAAGTAGACCACCTCTTGATCGGCGGGGGGCGACCTACTTTTAAACGGACTCTACAAGAAGCAATCTATGGGAGGATCGCTTGTAGGGGATGAGGGGCACTGCCCATTCATACTAACCACATCACTCAAAAAAAGGAGTGTTCGCTTTGCTAGATAGCGAACCCATCCAAACCAAAATGCCTCCCGCCGTAGGATTCAAGAATCAGGTAGCGAAATACCAGCAGATAGTCAACCAGTCTCGTATCACGAAGCCGCCCCTTAACCCGCAGTCTCAGAACCCCAACCCTGTCCTGCGAAACCAGATCGACCAAGCTCATTCTCTAATAGCAACCGGCGACCGTGATGGATTAACCTACCACGGAGACATCAAGCAGATAAGCTACGACCCGAGAGACATAGTCAACAAAGCCCGGGTCCCGGACTTCCTATACCGTCCTCTTTACGGCAGACCAAGATACATCAACATTCCAGAACTACGCCGGCTCGGGACCACGCCGACAGCCGGCTTATGCGTCCAAACGATCACAGACTACATAGGGGGTCTCGACTGGGTGATACGCTTAAAGGATCGTGAGGCGGAGCCTAACGCAGCCCAAGACCGTGCGATCGAGGAGGTTACTGAGCGCGTTCAAAACCCGAACAGGAACAAGGAGACTTTCCGCGACATCAGGCAGAAGCTCGTTAGGGACATACTACACGTCGACGCCGGCGTGACGGTTAAAGTATTCGACTTCGCGAGCTACGTGGACGGCAACCCGACCAAAGCCCTCCTGCCTTTAGGGCGTAGAAAGATGGTGGAGTACCACGCCTACGACGGGGGCACGTTTACTAAAAGCCCTAACGAAAACGGTCTACTACCCGACCAAGAATCATATTATCAGTACAGTTACCACACTTATTCTTCGCCAACACCCTTCGCACGGGACGAGTTGATATGGATGGAGAGAAACCCTCGGACGGACCAAATCTACGGCATAGGCGCGGTAGAAATGGCGTTCGACGTTATCAGGTACGAAGTCTTCGGAGTCACCTCCGGAATCGACTTGTTCACGAGAAAGAACGTGCCTAAAGGAATCCTGTCTGTCATAGACGCGAACCGGCAGCACATCAGGGAGTTCGCCTCGAGGCTGAAAGACAAGACGCTGATAGTCGACGAGTCAACCGACGAAGCCCGTTGGAGCAGCGAGAACATTCCGATCGTAAACCAGAAGGCTGAGTTCATAAAGCTCGAGCTTGAGCCTGAAACCATGCGGCTGCTAGAGAGCCAGCAATGGTACATCAAACTCATATTCGCCTGCTTTGGTATGACCCCGGTAGAGGCGGGTTTCACCGAAGACAGCAACCGAGCCACCGCGATCGTGGAGAGTGAGAGCTTCAAGAAAAAAGCGATCTTCCCGGTGGCTGACCTGATCGAAGAATACTACAACAAGGAACTCATACCCGAGTTCGGCTACGACTTCCTCGAGCTGGCGTTCATCCACAAAGACATTCAGGATGAGATGCGGCAAGAACAGTTGTGGGGTGACTGGCTGAAAGACGGTCGACGGTCTATAAACGAGTACAGGCGCGAGAAGGGGCTGGATGACGTCGCTTGGGGTGATCAGCCGTACCAAGGTAGTGATTTCGGAACCGACGGCGAAGACGGTATGAGGAGCATGTTCCGGGATCAAGAACAACAGGGGCAATAAAAAAAAAATGGTGGTGACTTCGGACCCGGTAGTGCCGAAGGAGTTTGAGTTTATGACTCCGATCGGTCTTGAAGACAAGCTGGTAGAGAGCCTGCAAGACTGGCTCGACCAATCACTAAACAGTATTCTAAAAACAATACCCGAGTACAGTCGCGCCCGGGTGAGCCTGAAAGCATTCACAACCCGCAACCTCATGAGCGACCTGAACAACATTCTTAATCCTCGTAGGATAGAAGTTCTTGTGAAAGGCATCGTCGCGATCATATTCGACAGGGGGCATGATAGCGTTGAGAAAGACCTCGGCGTGAACATAGCACACAACAAGGCGTTCAGAAACCTAGTTTCAGACCAGTCCTTCAACAAAGTCAAGGGTTTGAGCGACGACCTCGCGACAAAACTCAGGGAAGACCTGTTGAAAGGCTGGCAAGCCGGCGAAGGAATCACGGAACTCAAGAAGAGGGTGAAGACGGTGTGGGGGAACAAGAATATTACTGACGCCCGGGCTGAGACGATCGCCCGTACCGAAAGCGTATTCGCATACAACGGGGCGCGCATGGAGGGGGCTAAAAACAGTGGACTACCGGTAATAAAACGCTGGAACGCTACTTTTGACAGTCGGACGGGATCCGACAGCAAGTTCTTAGACGGTCAAGTACGCAGGCTCAACGATCCTTTCGACGACCGGGTGAACGGGCAGGCAGTACAGCACCCCCCGAACCGTCCGAACTGTAGATGCCGGTTGGACATCATGCCTGCAACAAAATCAATGGAGATCGCGTCAGACATAAAGGAAAGCCTCGGGGTCGACGAAGTCTACTTGTTTGGAAGCTACGCTACCGGGGAAGAGACGCCGACGTCAGACATCGACTTCATGGCTCCCGTAGCGGACGAAGGCGAGAGGGCGCGCTTAACAACTGAGTATAAAACCAAGATCGAGGAACTACAGAAGAAACACGACATACTCATCGACGTCGGTTTCCCGCACGACGAAGCGGAGATGCGGAAGGTAGTCTCATCGTCGTTGACACAGTTCATAAAAGTCTAAGGCTCACACCATACACACCAACCCCCGGTTCCCGGCGACTTGTTCGCCGGGAGCCAACCCCGCAAAAAATGTTTAAGGCAAAGATTTTGCCAGATAGCCGAGCGGAAAAAGTGATTAAAGCAATGACGCCCCTCCCGAAGGTTAGTAGAAGCGAGATTGTGGCTGCGTTGAAGGCTGAAGCTGGCATACAGGTAGATTATTCGACGGTGCAAAGACACCAAAAGAAGTTAGGTTTGATATAACAAGGGATTTTACAAAGTATCGCAAATAAATCCTTTGCCTATTTAAACGAGATTCAACTTAATTCTTATTGTGGACAGAGCAAATGCTCTGCAATATGCTCCCCGGGGTTGAGCCACATCAACGCTGGATGAAGCAAAAAATGCCTGCGTCCGATCAGAAATACGTGAATATCAGCTCTGAAAACCAAGCGTTCAGATTTTCTACCGAACCCGGACTCAAAGGCAAGGAACCACGGTATTTCGTTGAAGGGTATCTCGCAACATACGACAGGGATTCTATTGGCGACATCATAACTGAATCTGGGATGCAGGATGTTCTCGAGCAGGCGGACATGCTGACGATGGATCTCGAACACGAAGCGTTCGTACCTGATTCAGCCGGATACGGGGCATTTAAGAGTAGGAGCGCGCTTATTCCCGTAGCGAAGATTGTAAGCAAGAAACTAGACGACGTTGGAGTCTACATCAAAGCCGAGGTAAACAAAAATCTTAGTAGATTCAAAGAGGTCTGGGGAAGCATCAAGGACGGATACATCAAGGGGTTCAGTTTCGCATGGGATGAGAGCAACCCCGCAGACTGGGTGATCGACGGAGACAGCAGACTACTCAATACGATCCGCATGTTCAACGCTACAATGACTGGAAGCCCTATCAATAAAAGTGCTGCACTAGCTAAAGTAGCGATGAAGAGTCGCACGGCATTATTCTCACAAGGTAGAACCATGAAACCCGCATTGAAGGCATACAACCCAGACGGAAAACACGTCCACACCGGAGAGATACCGATGGGTGAACACAATCACCCGGAAATAGAAGAATCCATATCAGGGATTTGGAATGCAATCTACACCCTACAAGATTCGGCAATGGAGACGAAAGACGAAGCTCCAGTCGGGTTAAAAGACAATCAAAACACTGAGGAAAATAACATGACGCCAGAAGAAGAAGCCAAGGCTAAGGCAGACGCCGAAGCCAAGGTAAAGGAAGAAGCAGAAGTTAAAGCTAAAGCGGAAGCTGAAGCTGCAACACCAGCTGATCAGCCCCCTGCAACAATACCCGCAGCTACACCCCCGGCTGAACCACAGACAACCGAGTCCGAAGCAGGATTGAAGGCGGAGATCTCCGAAATGATCGATCAGAAGTTCGACGAGTTCAAAGCGACTCTACCTCCAGCAGATGATTCAACCCCTGACAAGCCAGAAGAACAAGTGGGTTTAAAGGCAGAAATAGCGGGAATGCTCGACGAGCGTTTTGACGCTCTAAAATCACAATACGCTGAGCCAGCACTCAAAGGACAGGTCACTTCACAGAAACCAGCCGAAGCGGCTGAAGACGAGGGTCTGGCGCAGTTTATACGCTAGAGAGGAAACCAAGATGAGAAGCAAATCAATGAATTTGGGTCCTGTAGAAGCCATGAGTACCTATGACTATTATTACGGCAACTTACGCCCGTTTACGGTAGTTAAAGACCCTCTTGGATTCGCAGGCAGCCCAGTAGGAAACCCCGAGGCAGCAGTTGACCTTCGCCCCGGGCTAAAAGCTAGGCACAGTGTAGCACTAAAAGCATTAACGACGACCAGCGCAGGAGGAGGAACCGCGGGTCAGGCTATGGTCCCTGTTGGACTTGACCCTCTTCTCGTAGACCAAGAAAGGCGCGAGACTCCCATGAGAGAGATAACCCAAAGGGTTTCAAACATGGGTATCACTGCCGACTGGAACGAGAGGACGGCGAGGTCAAGAGGCAAGTCTTACCTAGAGCTTGCAGCTCTCGCAGACAACTCCAACACTCTGGACAGGTACACGAAGTCAATCAAGTACTACTACGCAGTAGGTAGGACTTCTGGACCGGCTCAAGCATCAGTACCCCCCGGATTGTTCGAGCAGTACAGTTCGACAAACTACGCCAACGCCACTCAGCTCGAGGTTGCCATGCAGACCTCCAACCTTGCACAAGGTGAGGAGATCGACATGATAAGCGGCAACCCCGGAGGAACCTACGCCGGCGCGAACACCGACACGGGATACGACGCAGACTCTGTTTCCGCGACATCAATGTACGGAATCAAGTCTCAGGTTAGC